ACCCTTTAGCATACCAATGGCCCCTATAAGACCATGTCGCGGGTCTCGGTTTGACGCGGTAATGAATACTTACTGGAATAGGCGAAGATTCGCCAATCCAGGTAAACAGCTTTGGGTACCCAGTAGGATATTTGCACGTTGCATCACCAATATTCTGGCTAGTAATCCTTGTAACCGTTTACAACCCAAATGAGATAAGTGATTCCGTGGAATGCTTGCCACTTGTTGTGGTTTAGGTGGTGAGGTGTTCTATGTAGTCTGCAATTGTGTCGAACGAACACCTCTCTACATCGTTCATGTCTATGAGCTTGCTCATTAGGTTGGCCGACATGCCAACCTCGCGTAGCATTGTCGACGACAGTGTACCGTAGGTGTCTCTGTAACAGTACGCGCTGTTCGCGCCGTCGATCCCGACGCTATTGGCCGCGTTGGCAATGGCGACCTCACCTGCAACTTCACAGAGGACTCCAAGACAACAGTAGTTATCCTCAGAATCCCTGAGGAAAAGTCTACCTTGTTTGTATTTTCCACTCCGCAATGCGGCAATCCATTCTGCTTTCAGTTTGGTATCCATAGAGACTTACCTTCCGGCAAGCACTCTACGGAATCACCTATCTCTAGGAGAATTAAAGGTATTCTGTCTTACGAAAGATGTAGTTTGTTTATTTCCAGACTTCCGGTCCGATATATTTTGTACCATGCCAGTTATCAGGAGCGTCGTGTTCGGACTGCGCGATCTCCAACAATGCCTTGACTTCGACAGTAGACGGTACGCCAGCAATATTCATGGCCCTTACAAGCGCTCTCGTGTTCGCGTGGCTGTCAGGGGCGATGCTCCACGCACCCTCAACTGTGCTAAGCATGGAAATCCCTGCGTCCTCGGCGAGTGCAATGATGTCTGTGTCTACGCTTTCGAGTAGACAACCAACAGCGCAACGGTTGCCACTGGGTGTCAAGTACTTGCACTTAAACCCGGTCGGACTATCGACGCCTGCACGACCACGCCCATCGTTGAACCTGGTTTTGAGCTTGTCTTTGATTTTTTCGATTGTAAGCATGATTACCCTCCTTAGACTGGTAGTCTCAAGAGAGCTATCTTTCGATTGACAAGGTGCTTCTCGTATTGGTTCAGGGGCGTAGCTGTACCTATTTCAGTCACTACAGGTCAACCGGGTTTCCGCTCTTACCTCTGGATTACTCCAGTAGCCTAGCCCGCTCAATCTACTAAGCCCATTGCTCCGTTCGACTGGTAAATTCGGGCATCAACCCGGCTCAAACCTACCTCAGCGGACTAAGGAATGCTGCCCAAAGTGGCGTGCAAATCCAACCGTACAGGTAGTTGCCTGTAGTCATGCTACGCGCTGCGATACTCGCACCGGACCCGCTCGTTAGACGGGTCTGCTATGACCGGGAACGCAAGAGCCGCTCCGGGCCATCTGGTTACGACCGCCAGACAATGTATAGTACTGCAGTCGCCATACCAAACACCTAACCCTACGTAACTATTCACTTTGAGGTGTGTGGACCCTGTTGGGATTCTAGACACTAATGTAATGAGGACTACAGTGGATGCTCTAACACCTTGGAACTGTTACCGGGCATATCTGCACACCCATGTCGCCTGCAGTGACATAAGCAAGTTAGGTGCCAATAAGTGAGGACAATAGATTCCATGCAAGAAGTGTTCCAAGTTAGATGTTTTGTGGCTTGCAGTTTATACCTTGTCTATGCAAATACAATGCCACTACAATCATCTGTACTCCCCCTAACCAGTTGATACGTTTAGTAGTGCGTCTTACCTGGTTCTTGACGATCATCTTGCAAACATCGTACCAAACATCTCCCTATGCAACATCTATACCGGACTATTAGCCCCAGACCAGGGTATGCAAACATCGTACCAAACATCTCATGCAACATCTATACCGCTGTAACTATGCGTTATTACTGGTTAGGTAGGATCTATGCATATCCTATGCCACAGTAGAGATGCAATGTTCATGCCGGACTGTTGTCTCCAGGGGGGGTTTGGTAAGGGGGGATACCCTTTTGTAAGTTGGCATGGATCGTGCATAGGTAACATTAACTGTAGACCTATTTTTGAAAAACCGGAGTGGATTATTTTACCCTCCAGAATATTAGAATCATAGGGCTTAATAAAATACTTTCAATCCAGGGGTTGACAGCTTCTACTGGAGTGCTTACATTATAAGTACCCCTGTAGGACAGGAGTACCTGACTTAGTGTTACTAAGTCGAGTCTAGCTGATTCTGACCTACGAGTTTAGAATCAAAGCTGGGAGAAAGGCTAAGTGAGTTTTGAGACCACACGATATTAGCTGCAGACTTTGCCAAGAGCGGTATAACTCATCGGAATTTGGGTGCGAAATTTGTATCCCGGCCAAAAAGAATATTATCTGGCCAGAGGTAGAGCTGCCTCTACTAGCTAGCATCCTTGACCACAGCATCAGGGTGGTTAACACGCTGAACGAAGAGGTCGAAAAAGAAATCAAGGCCCGGAAGAAGTCTGGGGCGTCGTTTAGCTTTGAGTGCGTAAAAGCTGTAAAGCAGCTTACAGATGCAAATATCGGCTTAGTGGCTGAAGCCCGAAAGCTACGAAAAGAGGATGCTCAGGCGGTTAAGCACCTTAGCTGGGACGATAAAACTGAGCTTATGTTGGCGGCTATGGAAGAGATGCCAGACGAGTTTCGTAAGACCCTCCTGGAACGCATGGTAGCCCGCCTTAGAGCTGTAGAGGGTCACCTGGTTAGCAGCAACAAGGCACTGCCCGAGCCCGCTGAGGCTCAGATTGAATAAGCTCCCAGACAGCCAGACCGGAGGGTACCTTTTCAGGTCCATGGAAAGCAGGGACGATTTTAATTTCGTCTGGAAAACGTGGATTCGAGATTACGCTCATTCACGCAACCCCTGGTCCGGTGCTTTTACTCGTGAGGCTACAATCCAGGCGATTAAGAGCACCGTCGATTGTCTACTAAGGGATGGTAAGGTTTCGGTGGTGATGGCTTGTCCAGAGAACGACCGGGACCAAATTTATGGCTTTGTTTGCTTTGAACGCAGCAAGGAAGCCGAATACCCTGTCCTTCATTATATATACGTGAAAGCACCCTTCAGAGGCCACGGAATCGGCTCATTGTTGAGGGGGATTGCTAAAGGGATGCACCCGGGGATAATGAGGTATACGTTTAAAACCCCTGTGTGTGGTAAATTTCTTCGCGGAGCAAAACACAATTGGAATTTGATCCGCAGACGCTATAAGGAGAAAAAATGAATGTAGAAGTGTACCCCAAACGGAATTGGTTGACTTTGCGGCGCAGCCTGCTGGGAGTTACCAAGGGAGGAATTATCCTCCCAGACGCCGATCGATCGTACAAGTATACGGTTGAGCGGGTCTCAGAAGATGTTGAAATGGGCGTTGAGCCTGGGATGGAAGTGTTTTGTCCTGGTTCCGCGATCGAATGCGAACTCGTCGGCGCAGATAAGGACCTGTTCCTGGTTAAGGAATCCGATATTGTGGCGGTCCTCGTTAGGGACGCCAGTTAATGCTCCGTCAGTTGCAGTATGCCCTCTTGCCGCAAGGCAAGGGAATTCGATGCCCTTATGGTTACATGCAAGGCGGGGCTAGCATCAGTACAAAACTGCACGACCTCTTTATGGACACCGAAGAGGCTGCCATCCTGGTTAGGTACGGTAAGAGCCCCCAGCAAGAGTTTTACGTGGCTAAGGAATCCCTAGCCTGTTGGCAGTACAAACCAGCTACGCCACGTATAGATTCCGTTACTAACCAACCGCCAAGTAACGAAGCCGACCCTAAGAAGCGTGGCCCCGGCCGCCCACGAAAAGTTAACTAATGAAGACTGCTGCGTTCTTTGACCAGCTCTATCAAGACAAAGAGAGCAACGAACGGCAGCACGATCTTCTAATCGCCGACAAATTAGAACGACGGCTGTTTCCGGCACAGAGGGACTTCCTCAACGACCCTGCGAGACAGAAGGTGGCGTTGTGCCCTAGGCGCGCTGGCAAGTCGTTCGCTGTACTACATTACGCCCTGATTACCGCCTTGAGAAAGCCCGGCTCAAAGACCGTGGTAATTGCAAAGGTTCGGAAACAAGTAAAGGGCGTTTACTGGAACGAACTAAAACGCATCTGCGCAGAAGTCGAAATCAAGGCACACTACCGCAACGTAGACCTTGAGTGTGAACTACCAAACGGTTCTATCGTCTTTTTTACAGGTGCAGACACGCTAGAGGAAATTGAGAAGTTTCGTGGCCAATGGTATGATCTGGCCTGTGTAGATGAGGGTAAGTCTTACTCAGCCGCGCTGCTAAAGGAACTTATCCAGGATGTACTCAAACCTGCCCTACTAGACCATAGGGGCACATTGGTAATGATTGGGACGCCTGGGGCAGTGCTAGCTGGTCCTTTTTGGGCCATCTCTACAGGTCAGGGCCACAAAGATTATGGCACAGTCCGTCCATGGAAGGATAAGGACAAGCCCCACTGGCGGACGCCTAGTGGCCACCTGCGAAGAGCTAACTGGTCGCTTCATACGTGGTCAAGCAGGGAGATTGCCAACGACAAGAGTCTTGTTAATCACCCTGGCCACGGCATTGCCAAGTTGATTTGGGAAGGCTCGTTAGCCGATAAAGAGCAGGCCGGTTGGGAGGACAGCAACCCCACCTGGCAACGAGAGTACCTAGGTAACTGGGTCCCCGACGAGGACGCCCTCGTGTATGGGTACACCCGCTCAACCAAGGACCTACGACTAGCTGAGGTCCCAAAAGGTCACGACTGGCAGTATGCGCTAGGATTGGATCTTGGTAGCAAGGACGACACTGCGTTTGTAGTCGCGGCTTGGGCCGATACCTACCCCAACCTACTATACGTTCATGCGGAAAAACACGTAGGTTGGCAGATTGGGGATATCGTAGCCCGCACAAAAGCCCTGGAAGTAAGATTCGGCCAGTTTGTTGTTAGGGTAGCTGATACCGGTGGCCTTGGGACTATGGTCGTGGAGTCGATGTCCTCGTTGTTCGGTGTCCACTTTGTTGCAGCAAAGAAGTCCGAGAAGCCTGCACACATCAAGTTACAGAACGCCGACTTTGACGCTGGACGAGTTCAGGTCCTAGAAGACACCTGCGTAGAACTTGTAGATGAGTGGACTACGCTCCAGTGGGCCGATGAATACCACACCAAGGAAGACCCAAGATCCCCTAACCACTGTGCGGATGCTGCGCTGTATATCTGGCGCCACTGTTATCATCATCTCTGGGCAGCTAGAGAAGACTCTCCTGTTCCGGGTACACCCGACTGGTGGAAGATGCGTGAACAGGCTGAAGAGGAAACATTTCGAGAAAAGATGGCGTCGCAGAATCAACTAGAGAGTTGGGAGAAGTACGAAAACACTCGTGATTCGCAAATGGAGAATTCATGGACCTTTCACAATTTGAAACTTTTTTACAGCTAATGCGCAAGTATGACGTACTAGTTGCCACGTGTGGTGAGATGTCCGCACAGCTAGCTCCAGCGTTCCCCGACCAAACCACGGCCCCAGACGACGATGAGGTTTTAACACAAGGCCACCTGCCGGGAACGTATGAAACCCTTAAGCGTCAGCTTGGCGTGCGCTAGTGTCTGAGTTTTGGTATGCAGCTTCTGACGAAGCGCCCGACCTGCACGACCAGATTTTTGAGTACATCAAGAGCCTGGAAACCGAGCAGAGTGAGTTTCGAGAGGCAAACAAGTGTCACGCCCAATTCTACTCCAACAGGGAAGAGCCGGGCCTGGGCGCAGCAACGGCTGCTTTCTCTAGGCGTCGCTGGGCGGCTGTTACCGAAAACATCATCCAATCCGTCATTGATACGGCAAAATCCCTAATCGGGAAGTCCAAGCCCAAGATTGCGATTCTTACAGAGGGCGCAAACTGGGACCTGCAGAAGCTTGCCAAGCAGCTAGATAAGTTCCTGTTTGGGATGTTCCAGCATCTTGGCGTCTACAAGTTGATGCCAGAGGTATTTAGAGACGCCTGTATCTTTGGTACCGGTTGTCTAAAAATTGTTGCAGATGGAGAGTCAGGGACGCTCGAAGCAGAGCGTGTACTTGTCTCCAACATCTACGTGGACGAGGGAGAGGTTCCTGCAGGCGGAATGCCCCGGCAAGTCCATGAGGTTCGGCCCATTAGCCGAGAAGTACTCTTAGAAATGTACCCGGACTGCGAGTCCGAAATCAAAGAGTCCAGCGACACCTTGACCGATTCCCAGCCTAACCGTCAGGTGGATTCTGACATGGTGATGGTGGCCGATAGTTATTACCGCTCACCCGGAGGTGATAGCCCGGGCCGGTTTGTTCGATCGTGTTCGGCAGGTGTCCTGGAGGATTTGCCTTGGGCTGAGTCCTTTGTCCCGTACGTCTTCTTTAAGTGGAATGAGCCCGTTACTGGGTTTTATGGGCAAGGTCTGGCAGAAGGTTTGGTAGGGTTCCAGGTTCGTATCAACGAACTAAACGACTACATCAAGAAGTGCCACGACCTGATAGCTGTACCCCGAGTGTTTGTGGAGCGTTCCAGCCAAACCTTGAAAGCAAAGCTCACAAACGAAATCGGACAGGTGGTTAACTACGGGGGACGACCTCCGGTGTTTCACACCCCCACTGCGGTGAATACTGAGACCTACAGCCGGGTGCAGTACCTAAAACAGTCTGCGTTTGAGTTTGCTGGCATCTCATCTATGGCAGCCCATGCGACTCGCCCTGAAGGAATTGAGGCTGCTGTTGCTCTACGAGAACTGAGCGACAACCAGGCTCAACGCTTTTCAGACCAGCAAGCGCGGTATGAGCAGGCCTACGTAGAAGTGGGGCAGCTAGTTGTTGACCTGGTTAGGAATATGCGGGTTAAGCCCAAGTCCTATGTGTCAACTCGGTTCGTAGAAGAGATTGATTGGCCTGAAGCAGACTTCAATCGTCACAAGTTTACGCTGCGGGCGATGCCCAGCTCTGTGTTGGGGGAAACCCCCGCGGGCAAGAAGCAGACTATTATTGAATTTGCGCAGTACGGGGTGCCTCTCAGTCCAGAAGAAATGAGACGCCTATTAGATCACCCAGACCTAGAACAGAGCGATATGCTGGCTAAGGCCAAGCTAGAACACACCCACTGGGTCATTAATGAGATTGCCAACGAGAGGTGGGTGCAGCCGGATTCGTTCATGGACCTACCGCTCACACTCCAGTTGGTGAATGCAGCATATTTAAACGCTATGATGGCTGGTAACAGGGAGACTGGGGCAGGTGTTGCACCTCCCAGAGTCCTTGAGATGTATAGGCAGTTCCTAAAGTTTGCAGACGACAAACTCAAGGAATTGAATCAACCCACTCCGGAAGAGATGGAGTTGATGCGACAACAGCAGGTTGCGGATACCCCAGCAGGCAATGTAGCAGAAACTGGACTCCCTGGTGTGCTTCCTCAAGGAGCAGACGCTGCTGAAACACAACTAGCCGGACTAATCGGCACCTAGGGTAAATATGGCGCAAGAGAAACCACCCGAGAATTTTGACGTAGATAATCCTCACGCAGATGTTGACATTGAAAAGATTTATAGCGACTTGTCTGACAGTGCTGAAGCACCCGAGGAAGACGCTGAGACTGTTGAGATTGCGGAGGCAGTTGAAGAAGATCCTCAAGAAGATGAGGAATCAGAGCCTGGCGACGAAGTTGCAGAGGCCAAAAAGCCAGACACAAAAGAGGCTGCCTGGTTAAAGCAAAAGACGGCTCAAGACAAAGAACTCCGAGACCTGCGCAAGCGGATTAAAGAGTACGATGACGCCAAGCCCTCGGAGCCAGACCAACAAGAACAGAAGTTCGTAGCCGAGTTTTTCCGTGACCCAGGAGCATTCCTAAAGCGCCACGGCGCTGACTCTAAAGCGGGTGCTCTTGGCAAGCGGCTCTTGGCCGTGGCTTTGGGAGACGACGCACCCGAGCACTTCAAAGAGCAAGTAGATCGACTGAGCCTAGAGGCTCGTTTAGAAGCACTAGAGAGCGGCATTCGAGAAGAAGACAGCAGCAGAGTATCAACGCAAACAGAAGCTGCCCGGCACCTGAAAGCAGAGATGTTGCAGAGCGACCTCAACGAACTACTAGAAGACGTTGACGGCTTTGTGCAGAGCTTTCCATATACCGGTGTTCTCGCCAGCGACAATCTCGAAGAAGCTCGTAGTGCACTGCAGATTAAGGCCGTGGAACTTGTCCGTTCAGGCAAGTGGCCCTCTGCGCAAAGAGTTGCTCAAGAACTAAACAAAGAACTTGAGCGTAGTGTGTCAAGGTTTAAAGCCCTCACAGGGCCAACCCTTGACACAGCGGATGATGAAGACACGCCAGACGAAAGTGGTAACAAACGCAAACAAAGCAAACCACTATCAAACGCAAAGGGAGCTAAGCGAAAAAGAAATAATATTCGCAAAGAACAGGAAAACTGGACTAAGGAACAGTGGGACACCTACGGTGTAGAGGTCCTAGGTAACTTGTTCGATTCCTAAGCTCCTAGCTTTAACTTAATATAGGTAAACAATAATGCCTGCTGTTCAGCAAACTGTCACTCTCATGGATGCGTTCATGAAGGAGATTTATCCGGATTGGAAGCTACACCAGCTTATGACCCGGAAGCGTGCCTTCCTGAAGTGGGTCCCGATGAAGGGTGACTTCGACGGCGATGCTTACGTTGTTCCGGTGTATTACGAAGACCCGCAGTCGGTGTACAACACCCTCGCGAATGCGGTTACGCACGCCGAAACTTCACAGAGCAAGAAGTTTGTTATCTCTGCCCGTAAGAAGCTTTACGGCGAGGTGCAGATTGAAGCGGAGGCGCTTATGGCCTCCAAGAGCAAGCGTGGAGCGTTCATCTCTGCGCGAACGACTGAAATTGACGGAATTCTTCGTCAGCTAGGCAAGCGGTTGCACACGGACCTCCTGCGTGCAGGCACGGGTTCTATTGGCAGAGCCAAGACCATCACGAAGGACAACCCGGCGGCCGGCAGTTCGCGGATTCTGCTCTACAATAAGAGCGACGTGTACAACTTCGGTAATGGTATGGTTCTAGAAGCCAACAACACCGATAACGCTACTACGCCGAAGACCAACGACGAGGTCATCAAGGTCATCGCAGTCAACGCGGCTGACGGTCACATTTTTGTCAGTGAAGACGTAATCGACGACCTCTCTACGACGGCCTGGGCCGATGATGACTTCCTGTTCCCTGTGGATCAGTATGATAGCACCATCTCTGGTGTAGGCAAATGGCTCCCGCTTGCGGCCCCGACCTCGGGTGATTCTCACTTCACGGTGGATCGCTCTGATTCGGTCGAGGCACTCGCGGGACATCGGGTTGACGATACCTCTCGTTCGGTTCTCGTGAACGCCCAGGAACTTGCTATGCGGGTTGCTGAGTTTGGCGGTGACCCCGAGACGCTGTTCCTCAATCCTCGTGCCGGTCTACAGCTTCAGGAAGAGGCAGGCACCAAGGTTGAACGCCTTGAGCCTGGGATGGCGCAGCTAGGTTTCGACGGGTTCCGTATTCACAGCTTTGTCACTGGTCCTATCAATGTCGTATTTGACATTTGTGTTCCGGCAGACCGTGGATACTTGCTCCAGCGAGACACTTGGCGCTTTGCCCACCTTGGTCCTGTTCCTCACATCATCGCTGACGATGGAAAGCAGTCGCAGCGTAAAGAGGACGGTACCTACGACGGCATCGCGGTTCGGGCTCGACTCTTTGGTGAGTTGGTCTGCAACGCTCCCGGTTACAACGGCGTAATGTCTGTTGCGGTTGCCTCGTAATCGACGCTAACCTGAGACTTGGGGTCTAACCGGCCCCTTGTCTCTTTCCTTTTGGAGACATTATGGCAGTTATTCTAGCAAAGCTCAAGGGCGACTTCCCTATCCGGTGTAACCGCCCCGAAGCTGAAATTTGGATTCTCTCTTTTGAGACCAACAACACGTCGGACCCGGATGGACTTGACCCTGCGTTTACCACCGGTGTGACGTTGGCTCGTACAGGTGCGGGCGACTACACCGTTACGTTTGACGAGGCTGTTAAACCCAACAAAGTGTTGGCCTGCCTCCCGTCTTATGCTGAGGGTCTCCCCAAAAACGACGTCAAGTATGTCAGTTACACTCCATCAACTGGTGTGCTCGTACTTATGGCGACTGAAGAAGATGGT